GCCACCAACCCCTCTTTCGTTGCGTTCCAAGAAAAATTTGAAAAAACCAAAAACCATCCAGCTATTTTTATTGGCTGTTTTTAACAACTGACTGGATTGTCAGTTGTGATAACTCACTCTACTGTGTCAATCTGTAGGAATGTGTAGATTAGACGAAGTGTGAGGTCAATTTATGGAACCTTATCAAGGGTTACATACAGGGTATTATAATATCTTAGGGACCTAAGAAGTATATAACGAACTGTGTTTGTCAAACCGGGGGGGCAGCTAAACCAGTGGGACTAGGAAATAAGGATACCTTCTGGGGTGGAGAGGATATTACCTTGAAATCCAGAAATATAAGCAAAGTCGGCTTTTAGTGTGACTAAGGAACTGTGATTTGTACTGATGATATAGGTTGGGTACCTTTCAACAGTGACGGCGTCATGATACATGCTATTATCTTGATAGATATTGCATAGAAGCATAAATTCGGCATCTAAGTCTGGAGGACTGTATGGCACGGAATCGGAGTCTTCGGAATCATGGACGGGGACAGCTACTAAGGGCTCACTAGTGATACCAGTTGAGTTAAAATCCATAATATATGGACAATGGCCTTTGCAGTGGGGGGTCATCTCAGTTAACGGACATATGTGGTAGAAAGTATCTATTCCACATAAAAAGTCACCGGGCATTTTATACCTAAAGGGATCCTTACATGAGGGGTCAGATTTGACGATGTGGGATGATATAGGACAAGGTATGCTAAGAGGTGAAGTCACGTTAGGACGAGAAACAGCGCGTAAGAGCTTTTCCGAGTGAATGTTTTGCGCTAAGGGAGCAGCAGAAACGGATTCAGACGTACTGAGTGTAAAACGATCGCTTAATTTTTGGCGACTATCGCGGATTAATGTACGTATTACATTAGGGGATCCAGGAATAGTTCTTTTATAAATTTTATGGATGAGTGAAAACTCATTGATTTTTTTATTGATTTTGGATAAAGAAATTTCTTTAAACTGTAAAAATTCAGAAAAGGAGGGTACAAGTACATTAACTCCAATGGTTCTTCGGATTCGCGAGATGAATCTTTGGAAATGGAGAATTAACTTCTTGGTGGTCTTGATGGGACCAGGGTTTTCTTCAATATCACCTGAGAGAAGTATATCTCTATGTGAAAGTCCTGAAAGGAAGGAGATCTTCGCTTTATCCTCGGGGGAGAGTCTCTGAGTAGGGACATAGTTAGGGAGGAAGTGATGATCATCTGGGACTGGGGAGGTGAAGGAAGGTTTACCGAGTTGGGTGTAATAATCTCGGGTCAGAGTTGTCAGTGTCATTGTAGAGTACACTTGGGGAACCGTAATTTCAGGGTAGCGTCTAATTAAAGAGTCCATGTAATTATGGATCAGACCATAAGATTTGGGGTTTGCACCACAAAGCATCAAGTAACCAAGGGAACGGTCGAAGGAATCCTGAGGAGTTCGCACGATAGAATGGGGAATTACCCATTTAGCGAGAGTGCGATCTGCGTCGAAGATTGGGACCACTTGGCGGGTACCATTGACGGTCCATTTGGTGAATGAGCGACGTAAAAAGGCTGGTTCATGATGATCAAGGGGGTGATCATTCCATAAATCAACTGTCGTTTTCATATTCAAATGAGTGTCAACGATGTTGAAGAGCTTATCTCGAGAGTTGAGATAATGCAGGTTCTGCCTGGTAGGCTTGAATGAGCGCAACCAATCATCACCATATCGAGAATCGACGACCTTAGAAGGAGTAAACTTCATAGCAAGGTCGAGATAATTGCCGATAATCGTGTGATTAATCGTATTGCCTTCGGCACCAAGGTATAGACCAGAGGGGACTCCAGAATTGAGGTAAAAGACCTCACCGGTTGGTGTAAGCACATTAAAGTGTGATACTGTTTTGGCAGCGTTAACAACTTTATTAGTAGCAGAAATTGAATAGCCATTTAACTGGCTAAGGCGGGCTAGAACACGGGTTCTTGCATCGATAATAGCGCGTGGCATCTTTACATCCTGAGAGGAGTAATCTACCGCGACGGCAGTCCATCCTTTGTCGAAATGGTGGTGTCGATAAAGTTTGGGGAACTCGATGTTTGAAATACCTATTTTACTAGGGATGTTCCAACGAGAATCTTTCATACTTTTGGAGAAATTTTGGAATTGTTTTCTTTCCATTATTTCTGACTCGAGTGAGCCTCCAAAAATAAGACGGGGGACGAAGCGGGCCTTAGATTCTTTTAGAGCTTCGGTTTTCCAAAACAGCTTAAAAGTAGCTGGATGGTTTTTGGTTTTTTCAAATTTTTCTTGGAACGCAACGAAAGAGGGGTTGGTGGCAAGAGAGAACTTGTCATTAAATCCAATACCGGAGAAGCCAGTGTCGTGGGCGCGGTTTTTGAGGAACTGCTGCGACGTGATAACTTCATTGTAGGTCATCGGTTTGAATTTAACTGGTGCATAGTCGGCAACTGTCTTCTTGATAGCTAGATCAAGTAGTTTGCGGTCTAAACGCGTGGTGTTATGCCATGAGCGTAGGATATACGCTAGTTTGTCATTATGAACATAACGGGTGTTAGAGCCAACAAATACAAAAGGATCTGAACCAGAAGATTTGAGTTGGGTGCCATGCGGGCGTTCTTCTTCAATAGCCAAAGAATGTTTTAAAGCAAATGAAGTAAGAAACGGATCGCGACGATCATTAACCCAAGAACGATGATCCTTGTCTCCATAATAAATAGGGAGTTGACGAGGATTTATTAAATCGTTATTAAATTTGGGGTGTGAGGTGATCGATTTGGGTATACGCGATTTTTGGATAGTCTTCTTATCTTCGGAAAGAGCGACGGGGTTTAAAAGGAAACGCAAATACTCTGAATGAGTGTCATTAAGAAAGGAATTATGTACAGGAATACTATTTATATATTTTTGTGCTTTTCTAATGTTTTTGGCGTTTGATCTTTGCTGACGTCGGAAGGCAGTCTTGGATTCGGCCTGCTTAGGGGATTCACGATGTGTGAACTTAGCAGCATTCGAATAATGCTTTCCAATTTTGGCAAGACGTCGATAGGTTTTGATATCGACATAAACATAACCATCTTTAAAAAGGGGGGAATCCATGGTGGGGGTCGGACCATGTGAGGCGGCGGAGGTGCGGTAAATAGAGTTGGGTCCTAGACTTGGAAGTGAAGAACACCGAGACATACTTATTTATCGAGTAGTAGGACTCTAGCCGGTTTTGGTGACCCAGCAAACACTACTTTGCGAATACATGATATTCGGCCCGTGAATGAGGGCAACCCGTAAAACGAGCAAGCGGTAGTTTGTGTGTGTGAATGCGATTGTACTTCAGTGACTAACAGGAAGTTGACAGGGCACATTACCCATAGAGGCCATAGAGGCGTCTCTGTCTATATAAGTCGGGGGGTTTAGACAATCAGTCCAAAAGAGGGGGAGGGGGAATTGTCAATAACACGAAAGCTCCAGGACGAGTTAACAACGTGACTTAAGCTTCTTTATTGGCTGTAAGCTAAGAGTTGTAGATCTGTCGGGGAGGGAACACGGGTTTAATCCATTGATGTGTTTGGTGTTAAAATGGAACTAGTTTGTACCAACTAGTAGGCAAGACTCTAAAAGAGTTACATCACAAGGGAGCGTGATAGCTTTTAGGGGAACTATTGTGTCAGTTCAAGACATGCGTAACAAACTTTTGTGTAAGAATACAACGGGCGGTTAAAATCCC